TTTTTTCTTGTTCATAATAATCATCGAGATAATCAAGTAATACTTGTACATCATTATCAATGAAAATTAAGCCATCTTCCCATAAACCCATAGGACTACGGATTTCTGAGTTTGCATATTCTTTTGTTACTTCCACTTGGAATACATATTTAAAGCCATTAGCTTTATCTTTGTCTGTAATATGCAATAAATCAGGATTAATTACGGTTTTTTCAATTTCTTTTAATTTGACTTTTCGTGCATACATCACAACATTAAAGTATGCAGCTACGCCTGAACGTGCTACTGCACCTTTAATTGGTACATAGTAACGAAATTCCATTTCATTAACTGGTTCTTGAGCTTGGTGTCCAATAATAATCCAGTTCTTTTTAGAGCGTTGGACTACTTCCTGCATAATCTGTTTAAAGAATTGCTGATAATTGCTCCACGTTATATTCACATTAAGACGCAACTCTTAATGCAGTTCTCTTATGAACTTCTACATATTTCTATGTAGACTAGACTATATCTTCATCCTAAAAGGATGCCTACCATTTCCACTACCATAAGCTTGTAGTGTACTCCCTCACGGGATAGTCGTTGAACCTTATTTTAGTTGTTGAATTTTATTAGGTAAATTATTGGCTATAATATAATTATTTCTTGCAGTTACTGCGTCTTCTTGATTACTGAAATATCCTAAATAGGTATGGTTACCTTTATAAGATACTCTAGCTAACCAAGCATTATTAGTTATAGACCAATTAACACCAGTGTATTTACTAGCGTATTTAGAAACTTTCATTCGTTGGTTAAGAGCATTTTCACTCTTAGATACCCAACGAAGATTTCCTTTTTCATACCCTTTGTCATTATCAATTCTATCTATCTCTTTTGATGATGGAAAAGATAAAGGACAATTTGGAAGTGACATAAGGTAGTTAGCATAGTTTTCAAAAGAGTTTTTGAATTCGTCTGCTATTGCTATACCTCTAGCACCATAGTTGTTATAGTTATTAGAGTTTGGGTTTAAACAACGTTGTTTCATAGCTAACCAACGTGTATAGAGTGGATGTTTTTCATTTCCACCTTCAAACTTTTCAACTAATTTTTTACTACAAGCTTTTGAACAGCACTTTTGTTTTGTTCTTTTAGCATTTGAGTAATCAACTATAAATTCTTTATTGCAAGATGTATTTAAACATCTTAATTTAACTTGTCTACGCTTAGAATAAGAGATACTACCATCTTTTTTAATACCCCTTTCAACATAAACTGGTTCTACTTCTGCAATAAAATTACTCGCAAATTCATTTTTGTTCATAATAACTCCTAACTAAATAATACAATACAATTGTAGAGTATGCTAGGATATATTACAACTAAAATCTTGGCTGCTGATTGTCTTTTACCTTATGGCAGTCAGAGTTCCCAGCAATTAAATAGGTTTGCTTTAACCATTACTGGTTAAAGGGGCTATAAATTAACCCTGCATGGTATTAACTGAACCAAGTACATGCTGGGATTCATACATTTCCATTAAGAAATCAATACTGTCAATAACAATGGTATGAATATCATCCATTTCTTCAACAGCATTAAAGTATTCAAATACATCATTAGGATCTTCTAAACCACCAGTAGGTTTTTTGAATTTATTTCCTGCTTTGAATGGTAGGGATTTACCTGCCTCACAATTCAAGAAGAATACACCTTCTGGCTTACGAATATTTCGTAAAGAAGCTGTTTTACCACAAGCAGGTTGCCCTGCAATTAGCACTAAATTTTTAGGCATTGTCTTTCTCCGTGTATCGGTTTTTGATTGAAGTGAATACTGTTGTTTCTAATTCAGTTGGTTCTAATGGATTAGGAATTTTATTATTAAGTTCAAATAACTTAGTAAGAATTTCACTAGGCGTGAATCCATTGTCTAACAGCATAAAGCCATATTTTGCAAAAGTGTTATTTCTGGATCCCTCAGACATTTCATTTGCGAACCAACGTTCAATAGCAGATAAGTTATGTAATGCTTGTTGAGAACTTTGATATGCTTTTTCACGAGATGTTCGTGGAATAAATGGTAATACATCAAATAATTTACCTTCATTATGATAGATAGTAGTATTTGTAGTACAAGACCATTTACGACTACGTTGGAATGTTTGTTCATCTGTTTCAAATGGACACCATTGACCTACGTTTTTCATGAATTGTTTATATTCATCTGAATTAAGTTTTAGAACATAATTTGTTGGAATAATGATTCTAAATCTATCTGCACAATTACCATTTTCATCTGTAATTTGATGACGTTTTGTAGTGTGAATAATATATTTGTAGTCTTTTAATAGTGTTTGTACCGTCTGTAATGAAATACCTCCATCAACATCTAATACAATAGTATTAAAGCCTTCAATCATATCTTTTTCTGAACGATGTCCATCTTTGCAATGATGATTAGTCCAATTATAATCACCTTCAGGTAATAATTTATCAAACTCTTCCCATGAAATTTCTACGTTTTCGTAGCCATTAGCAAAGTCATCTGAATAAGCACAAATAATACGGTCTAAATCAGTTTCTTTAAGGCTTTCTCCAGTAAACAGTTCTACACTATCTCTGAATGTTTTCTTAATTAAAATGTTATTTCCATAACCGTATGCAATAGCTAAATTCATCATTTCAGCTTTAGCATTATTAGAACCTTTATAGAATGGAAGATTAGTAGTTAAATCTACTTGAGTAACTTCTTTCCCATCTAATGAACCAATGTATTTAGCTAAACGTTCATATGGTTTTTCACGTTCTAACATTTGTTTTAATGAATCACCACTATCTTCTGCAAATCGAATAGCTTGATGTAAATCATCAAGATTCATTAATAAATCGCCTCGTAAGAAACAATATGTACCTGCTAATTTAAGAGCCTTAAAGTATCTATGAGCAAGTTCTGCTTTATATACTTCTTGATGGTCAGGAAATAAGCTAGATCTCTTTTCACAATCAATACGATAAGCTAATAGCTCTATTGCTACTGGTTCTGGAACTTCAATTTCTGAACCAATAAGAGCAGCTTGGCAAAGTTTCTGCATTTTAATTGAAATGTTTTGTAATTCAGCTTCTTGGTTCACTGCTGTTAAGCGTTTATACAAAGATTCAGGTGTTTCTTCTGTAATACCAGTTATTTTATCTGAACTAGCAAAGAAACTTCTTCGTGCATAACCTGCTTCTAATAATTCAAAGAATTTATCTTCAGTAGCACCTCCATCTAATAATTTAGATGGTGTACCGAACATTAATAGATTGGCTGGTGTCTTACCAATTAACTCTTGATAACGTGTTTGTGTATCAGTATTTTTGGTAAGTTTATCTTTGATTAAACCTTTATCGTATAGCTCTAAAAATGCGATTAACGGTTCATAGTTTTTATCTAAGTTAAAACCAACTTCATCAATAAGTAAGTTAATACAGCCTGCTTTAGCTAAAATTAATTTATTTCTAAATTGTTTAATAGCTGGTGTGGTAGCCTCACTAAATGAAAATTTAAATGCACCATAAGATTTAAATTCTTTTTCTAAACGTTCTTCTGCTTCTGTTTGGGAAATTCCCAAATAGTTCATACGTTTGATAGCCTCTAAATCTATTTGAGTTTTAGCGTATTTAGGGAATACTTCCTGAGTAAAACGTTCTCTAAATTTTCCTAATACTTGTTCTTCAAGTAAATTTGTTGAAAAACCTTTACCAACACCTGAACCAGCAAGTGAAACTGCATACATATTGATAGGTATTGTTCCAGTAATAGGTGAAGATACTTTAATATTTAACATTGAAGGAACTAAAGATAAAAAATAATTAGCCTGCAATCTAAAGAATGTAGGGTTACTATTCTGTGTCTTATTCTTTAATATATCTACAATGCTTTCTACTAATGGGTTGTATGTGTAAGTTGAATAGTCCATATATCCTCTGAAAATAAAGGGGATTATGAAATCCCCAATGCTTTAGTATGTGAAGTGGTCTTCATTT